CGTTCTCTATGATCATCTCAGCAGCTACGGCTGGTGTGTTCGTGGAGACGTGAAAAAGAGCGATTTCGAGACTGTTGCAGGCGACAAGCGGCCTGGTGAGCACCTGGTTTCGGGCGACTACGAGTCCGCGACCGATAATATTTACTTACCAGCTGTCCGTGCTATTGTCGACGTTTTGTGTGAGTCGAAGCACTTAACAGCAGTTGAAAGAGAGACGTTGAGGGAGAGTTATGGAGACCTTTCCTGGGTCTCACGTTCGGGTAAAAGGTACCCGATCAAGAGAGGGAGTATGATGGGGAATTTGGTTAGTTTCCCTATACTTTGTCTTTTGAACAAGGCCACGTTCGATATCGCCTGCGATTATCGTTACGGGGTCCTGGACGGACTCTCCTACAGGGAGTGGTGTCGCCGTGTCCGTATTAACGGAGATGACATCATGTTCGCGGGTGACCGTGATTTCGTCGCTCTTTGGCGCGAGATCACTTCTCACTACGGACTTGTTGTCAACGAAACGAAGACCGGCATTAGTCAGAGGTGGCTTGAGCTTAACTCTCGCTCCTTTGATGTTCGAATGCATCGTTTCGTAGCTAAGCCTGTTCTTAGCTTCTTTCGTCGTACGGAAGAGACGACCGACCTTTTGTCCCAGGTCGTTAAAGGGATGGCAACGTTGTCGAAGGCCGCTTTTTGGTACGGCCTCAACGCTCTTAGGTGGGAGATATCTGTTAGGCAGATTGATCTCGCGCTTATCCCGGACAAGCTTTGGCGTCAGCTTATAACTCGCAAGTGGTTCAGAACCGCTCTCAAGTTAGGACCTCTACCTAGCAGGGAGATCGGCGTCGATCGTGTCGTACCTGTCACGGTTGGCCCTGTGCCGCATCCCCGTATCTATTCTTTTATAGATGCGCGGAACCGGGAGTTGCAAGGCGAACTCGTAACCCGCTATCGCGGAAAGAAAGTAGCTCCCCGGGAAGAACGCATCGATCGACGATGCTCGGCTGCTCGCCGGCAGCTCCTTAGAGAGAGGGATTTGTGTCACCCCCTCTACGAACGTTCTCAAGTTCGTTGGTCCTTTGTTTGGCCCACTAAGGTTCTCTCCTTCATAGAGTCAAGGTTTCCCCAGTTCCTGCTGGGCCTCTGTGAAGATGAGTGGATTGAGGATCACCCTTTCCTCACCACGAAACGTGTCCTTGAGACCAGGATCGGCACTGCGTGCGGTACTACTCTGTACCGTGCCGTCCCCCCGCCCTCAAGCTTACTCTCTGGTGTCGACTGCCTTCCAAGTGATTGGGGGTGCAGCCTACTCCGGAGCCTTGTCACTCTGTGACGCGGGCGCCAGTTGTAACAGGGAGAATGGTTGTGTTT